AAGATACGTGGTTGCTGCGTTACTCGTTGCCATTTGTTACTCCTAAGTCCTTGGCCTATTAGGTAAACCCCTACGATTCGCATCTGAGTTTTCTCTAGCTTCCGCCAAGTCTTTCAAACGCTGAATCTCCTGCGCGAACCTTTGTTCGTACAGTTGCATCATATCCTGCTCACCTTTCATGTAAGTATACGCTTCCACGAGTGAGCCGTAAAGAAGAGCGTTAGGGGCGTTTTCGCTCAACCATGATGTTCCCGAATCCGCTCCAGCAGTTATGCTGGCGGGTCTGTAGTAATAATGTAGTTCAACCGTGTAGTTACTGTCTGGTGTTGGACTTACAATAAAATTATCTACGTCATAGATACTGTAATATTTTGGCCTAGCGTTTGCGCCTGTGTCTATAGAATACTGTTGAACAAAGTTAACATCTTTAAAATCTAAAAATACTTTATTTGATGCTGTTGTTATTTGCAAAGAAAACGGGGCAAGATAATCGGTTGGGCAACTTAGAAAAGGATCGTTATTACTTAAAGCAGAGGTCGCATTTTTACGAAACAACTCAAGATCAACAAGTGTAAAGATACGATCCTCTGCGCCACGAATAAACACAGGCAGATTTGTGACGAAGGATGTTTCGGTATTTTCCGAAAAGTCTTGAATAGCTTGTTTGAGTTGTGCGTATGTAAAAGACATGTTACCTGCTCACTATACTATTGTTATATTTCCAACCATGCTGCTGTGAACAGTGCACTGATACACTAATGTAGTATCACTTGGTTCGTGTGGCACGATGAACTGAGTCAAGCCTGTTGTGCTGTTGAAGTTTTCTGTGACACCTGTTGTAAAAGCAGAACCACCATCAGATGTTCTTATTTGCAAAGGGTGTCCACTTACATGAGCAGAGTTATCTATCAAATAAGTATGACCTTTGTAAAAAGTAAAGTTAGGGTTGTTACCAGCCGTAGCACCCGGACCTGTAAACTGGTATGCTGAACCAGTGGCAGCACTAACTGTATATTTAGTTACAGGACCTGTTGTTTCATCATTAAGTCGAAGCCATGCTCCACCATGTGCGAAGTACATTCCTCCCGCAGCGTGAACGTGAGCTATAGCACCATGATAGGCCGAAGCACTGGGAAGATCGCTTAGAGCCGCATAGTAAAAAACAATTTTGTTTGCACCAGAGCTAACGTCGATAACACCATTTGTGTCAATAATGTCTGTCAGTGCTGTGCCGTTACCCAACGCATTGTAAATTTCGTTGAAGTTGTCGTTTATCTTATCCGCTCCGGCACGAAGGGTATCGCCAGTACCATCATTTGCGGCAGAACCAATTCCTACTGTTTGTTTAGCCATTTAACCCTCGTCAAAAGTCTTAGTTGCCGAATCGAGTGTAACATTTGTAGCATCAAAGGTCGATGCTGTTGTTGGTGGTGTTGGTGCAGCAGTCCCCGGCCCAACGGTCGCATTGTCACCGCCGCCTCGTGTACCACCGACTGTTGCTGTTTCTCCTCCCGTGATGGTGATTGTATAGGAGTCATCGTCAATAACCGTGATCGTATACCCGGTAGCCTTTTCAAGACTAGCTTCTGAAAACCCATCAAATGCCTCCACTTTACGAAAAACAACAGCATCTGATGTGCTGCGACCATGAGAAGGTTCAAATACTGTAACTACAGCGGAACCGGAAGAACCAGACTGAAATGCATTTTTTATTAAAAGTCTTTGACCAGCTACTTCTGTGCTTGTGTCTGGTCTAGGTTCAAAAAGTGCTTGTGGATCTGAACCAGGAGAAATAGGTTCTAACTGTGGATGTTTTGGTTCGTACTCATCTGGACCAACTTTAAGACCATTCCATTCGGTTATCATTTCAGACAAACGATAACGAAAGCCAGAGCGATCTGATATTCCGTAAGCATGTTTTCCAGATGCGTATCTAGCCATTAGTTTACCCGAAGATAAGAAATACTAGGCTGTAGCTTCAACGGTACTCTATCTTCGTCCTCATCCGCTGCACGTTGGAACTCTTCTTCATACACAGACTTCAAAAGTTGTACCCGTTCTGGTGCTCTTTTAATTGATAAATAATACGCCAGCCCCGCAACCATACAAGGCAAGAATCGAAATGGTGCATCAGTTGTGTTGGCTAATGTATCAACGTCTTCTATGCGCTTTACATAATAGTACACAAGCGTATCTGTAGAATTTTCCGGCGCAGCCCACAAAGTAATCTGTGGTGTGCTTTGTCTATTATAGTAATATTGACTTGGTCTGCCTTGAGTTGTTTTATTAGGTATGCCTAAATATTCCCCACGAGACATCCGGGTCAACTCTTGATCCACGCCACTACGACGTAACGAAACTTCAAGTAGATCCGTGTAATTTGAGTCTAAGGTATATGTTGCGGTTCCCTGTGTTAGAGCCTGCGTTGCCTGCTTTACTGTCCATAAATTAAGACCACGATTAGCCCAATCAGCAAACATCAAGTTCATGGAACGACGTGCCGTTTTAGCATCATATCCAGTGCGAACCTCAAGTCCGCACCGTTCATATGCTTCTTCAATTATCTCAGCTACGTCGAGGTCGAAGTCTGTTGAACCTGAAGTTGCCATAATTAATCCTCTGCATATAGGTTATCAAAAATCTGATTTACATCTAACGTGTAGTCTAAATCTGACTTAGAGTAGTGAACATGCTGTGACGGTCTAAAATCTGGAGCACCTTGCCCTGTTTCAAACCACGCAGGATGCGTTACTCTTACTCTGTTATTTGGTAAAGCTATGATGTTTCCTGTCCATTTACCCGCATCTAATAGTTCAAGCACATGACTTTGTTTGTGCTGTGCAGGATCGTCAGCTACCTCACTATCCGTGTAGTCTACCGTAAAGTAATATTTAGCTGGATACATTTCACCATCTACTTTCGCTAACCAAGGGCATGGCTGTGCTCTGTCTAAAACATACACTGCATGTGTGTGTGACATACAATCCCAAGGCTGCGCATAATGCACAGGCATGGGTTCAGGCCACTCATCCAATGGGGTGTCTCCAACCAAAGCTGTTATAGGCATTCTTGCCCACATTGCACCCCCGTGAATGTTGTCTTCACTGGTGTCATCCACCTCACATCCAGTGAAAATAGTTTGAAAACTTAAGCAGCGATTTGGCATCGCTGTGACGGCTATCGCCATCGCATGAAGAAAGTCCCCGTGGTGGTCATCATGATTGCAGGTATACTCTCTTCGCACCCAACACTTAAAGTGTGGAATGTTACTTTGAAGAAATGCCACGTTTTACACACCTTTATCTGCTTCTGCTAGTGCCACCACGGCGCATTTTTTTAGCTCCGCCACGGGCATAACCTTTTTTCTTCATAGTACCGCCGTTAGCACGTTTAACACCGCCACGAGCCATACCTTTTTTCTTCATAGTACCGCCGTTAGCACGTTTGACTGCACCACCAACCTTCTTTCTGGTCACGCCGCCGCGCTTCATACCTTTTTTCTTCATGTTTGCACCGCCAAGTGCTCTACCTTTTTTCTTCTTTTTCATCGCCATTTTAATCTCCTTATGAACGATTAAGTTTGGGCATCTGGCTTGCCCCAGCCATCTCTTTGCGAGTCATAAATTTACCGTCTCGTGCTTTTATAGTGCCGCCCTTTTTCTTAAAGCCCATATTGTTTCTAACAGATTGAGGCAGATTTGGCAGTCCTTTGTTGTCAGGGGGTATGTCTTTTAACGTCATTTTTTCTTTTTCCTTTTCAAAGATTTTACACGTCGAGGCTTGCCTGCTGGCTGACCTATTCTTTTCTTCTGAGCTATCCTACTACGTTTTTCAGCGGCTGTCATTTCGCTTGATGTTTTGGGTGTTTTGCTAGAAACCCTTTTAGAGGGGCGACAATATGGAGTACCTCGTTTTTCACCTTTGCGTCTGCCACACGCTTTCCCCGTGCGCTGATCCTTCCAATCTTCTTTGAACCACCGTTTGAGAGCAAGACCAGCTTTTGTTTTTCTAACAGCCATATTCTTCCCATCAGCCTCTAATACTTACAATTATAAATATTCCTAATCCTATTAATATAGCAATTATAACTGACACTAACGTCCATTCCATAACTGCTTCTATCAACCGCTCCCGTTTTCTTTTCTTTGCCTGCCGTTCTTTTCGTAAATCACCCTGTACTTTTAACACGTCTCTCCAAGCATTAAACCCGTAGTTGGCAACCAAGAAGTTACGAAGCTCTGCTTCCATCTTTTCTGCCTTCTTTTTTGCAGCGTAGGTGTGTAAAGCTTCCTCTTCTACACTACCAAACCGCCTACCCTTTGCCTTCTCATGCCCCTCTTTAATTTGGCCTATAGCACCCATAAGTTTACCAATGTCTTTTGACATTGATGTCACTTCTTTGCCGAGGGCGAATCCTTTTTTAATCGCCTGATATGAAGCTGTGGCGGTGGCGATTAATGTAACAGGATCCATCTACGACTGCGTTACCGCCCCCCTTGTTCTTTTACGTCTTCGATTCATTACAGCACCACATCCACGCGCCACTGCTGTCCCTCTGACGGCTTTTCCTCTGAAGGCGCGCTTGGGCTTTTGGTCGTGTATGCCACCATCGGCTTTCTTTGTTGACTTGCCATAATTGGCAGCACCGACTTTCCTGCACTTGGCGATGGCACCGCTTGCATATGCTGACGGGAATACCCGGTAACGAGCTTTAACCTTGTGATAGCATGCATCTTTCTTACTCATTTTTTATTCTTTCTACCTAGAACACTTTTTAAACTTTTTGCTTGTTTAGCATGTAATTTAGATGCCTTTTTTAAACCTTTAATAACTTTTTTAACTTTTTTCTTTTTAGCGTTGTTCATTTTTTTCTCTTCTTTTTAGCAGCACAATGTGCTTTTTGACTAAACCCACGCGGACGCTTGCAGTTTATTTTTGCTTTTCTTTTCTTACTCCACTTGCGTTTTTGAGGTGGCTTTGAGATTAAGCTGGGGATTGACCCACGCGATATCGCCATCGTTAACCCTCTCCTGTAGATAATAATCCCAGAGTTCTGCTAATAATTTATGATTTTGATCTACTTTAACAGAGATAACCGCTGTTTCTGTTTTTAATTCAACAACAGAAAATGCTATCCAACCAATAAAGGCAAGGCTTGCACCACTAAATAATGTGCTTATGTTCAACATTTCCATCTCCGTCTAGCCTGACGTAAGCGGCTATTAGGATTTTTAGCAGCTTTAGGAAACTTTTTCATTTGACCTGCGCTTCTAGCACAGAAAGACTTACGTCTCTTAGCGTCCTTGCTGCCCTTTTTAACTTTACCTGTAACGGCTGTCTTTAATTTAGAACCAGGATTGGCGCGACGGTAAGCCGCCACGCCAGCCTTGGTCATGCCTGCCCCTGCTTTCGTTGAACGAAAGTTTTTCTTGTTACGAGGCGGCATCTTACTTTTTTTACGAGTCATAGGACTACCCAAAGAAAGCAGTGATTGAGTCTATGTTTGTTAGTGTAACATGACATCCGTCGTCAAATATTATTCCGTGGTCAGGAATAGTAATCTGAGTATCGTCACCTGCTACAAATGTCATGGTTAGAAGTGTTGTGCCACCGGAGCCACCAGTTTTAAAAACTGCCGCAGGAGACCCACTACCAGCAGAACGAACCACAAAAGCTTTTAAGCGGTTTCGACCACCAAGCAATGTGCCTGTGGCTGTAGCAGTTTTTGCTGTAATAGAAGCAGCCATATCAGCCTCCTATTAAGCAGTTGGTGAATCAGAAGCAATACCAAAGAACTTCAGAGCAATAACACCGCCAGCACCTGCTGTACCGGAAATTACAACTTCAACCTCATCGGCTGTTTCTGTGGCCGCTGTAGTTGTACCACCAGACATGCCAAGAACACCGTTACAAGGGAAGAAGCCCTTGAAACCTGTTGCGTTAATGGCAATAGAAATGCCGTCCACAAAACCATCTGTGTCAGCATCTGTACCAATGTCAACCAAGTTTACGTTGTTAGCCGCAGCACTTGTTACTGTGATAGCAACGCCCATAGGAATGAAGTTTGAGGGTATTCCGATTGATGATTCTTTGTGCTCTGTACCACTTGCAGCGATTGTAATTGAAGTGCTGTAAGTAGAGAGAGTCATTTCATTAGTAAGACCACCAGTTGTGGCGTTCTTAATAATAGTTTTGAACCCGTTTTCTGAACGAACGGGACCATTAAAAGTAGTATTAGCCATGTACGTCTCCTGTCTTGGCTAGTGTCAACCCCCCGATGGAGTTGTCAGGATAATTAAGTATACAATAAAAAAGGGCGAGTGAATACCCGCCCTTTGAAAAAGATGTTTTCAACTTTATGCGCCTGGAGAACCAAACACACAGCGTGGATCTGAGAAGCCGAAGCTGTAACGCTCACGAGCTTTGTATCTCATGTTACCTGTGTCAAAGTCTGGGTCCATTGCAGTTGTCAAAGCCATACGCTCAAAGTGCTTAAAGCCATTTGGTGCGTCTGTCTTCAAGAAGAATGCATCTGTATCTGTTAGGTAGTCATTAACTACATAACCATTAGGAAGCATCCCCATTGACTTCAGAGCGTTTACATCATTGTCTGATGTTCCAACACGAAGATTAGAAACAAGCAGACGTTCTGCAACAAACTGAAGCTGACGTGGAACAATTAACTTCATGCCGCGAAGAGCAATGATTAAGCCACGCTCGTCAACGAAACCAGCGATGTTGATCAGAGCGTCTTCCAAAGAAGTTTCATTCAAATCAGCAGCAGTTGATGGTTCGTTAGCAAATGTGCCACCATTTGTTAGCGGGTGTGATGCATCACACAAAGCAACACCGTCACCGCCAGCATTTGCGCCAGCACTAAAAGCATTGTTTAAGATAGATGCAGCCTTAACCTGCTTGGTGTGCGCCATAGAACGAGCTAGTGCACGAGTGTAACGAGCACCAAGACGATCATAAAGATTGTCTTCTACAGCTTCTTCAGTGATTGAGAAGGCCATAGCCACTGTCTCGTGATTGTAACGAGCAGTGTATGCTTCATTCGCATCATCAAATGACACGCCTGAACCTTCACTTTTTACAGGAGCCGCTCCGAATCCTGACAACATTACCTCTTCTTCAAACGCCCGGTCTGATGACTCGGTGTCAAAGATTTCCGCATGCTGCCCTTCGTAGCGGTCATATTCCATGCCGAACAGAGCGTTAAGACCAGGCTCTAGTTCTTTGGCGAGTTGTGCTCTAGAAATAGCCATTACCTACACTCCCTACGAAATTGCCGCTTCAGAATCAGCCTGAAGCAGTGCGTGATTATTAAGCATCACAATCATAGAAATGCCAGCAGCAGCAAAGTCTTCGTTGTCAACATCCTCTTGAATGCCAACAATCTTCAAAGGAAGAGAAGCATTTGATGAGTCAAGAGTTGCAACATCCATCTTTGCACTGGAGATTCCTGTGGTTGTGCTACCACTTGCACCACTATCTAACTGCGTATTTTCAAAAATAGCAGCTATAGCAGTGGCTCTATCGGTAAATGTAGCATCCGTTGCAATTATGAAACGCTGCATCGGGTTATCATACACAAAACCAACAATGTCGAAGTTTGTGTCTGCACCTGATCCAGGCCATGTGTTTGAGAACACTCTTTTACCTGTAGTTGAGGATACATACTCACATCCAGCAAAAACGCCAAGAGGAGCTTCGGTGTCCGCAGTAGCAGAACTAATGACGATTTCACCGCCATTGTCGCACTTAACTATTGAACCCTGAAAGATCGCGCTTGCGCCGCTGTCAATGAAGTATGCATTAGTACCGGAAGTAGCAGGAGTGCTACCAGCAGTATTAATCGGCTTTAGGCCGAAGGCAACATTTGCATTTGCCATTGCTTACTCCTTATTAAATCAAGAGGGCTAGGGTTTTTCCTTGCCCCCAAATGATACACGACTTTGCCTATCATTATGAATAGGCATTGAGGGGTGTTGTTCCCTCATAAGGTTTTGATCGACGGCATCCATTTGTGTGCGGGTCTGCTCCCGAAAATATTCAGTTCGTTCTTCTACCGTTTCTTCTGGGATTCGCGCCAACATTAGGCCACCAACCCCTATTACACCTGCATGTTGACCATCCTCAATTGTTGGGTATCGACCCGATAACTCAGGATATTCGTCAGCACGAACAGGTTCCCACCCTTCTCGTAACTTAGAAGAAACATTCATTTTATCATCTTCCCCCCGAATAGAGGTACGAATCCAGCGATGAACATATCCCTCCGGAGGCTCTGGAGCCTCTAATTTAGAAGGTGGTGCCCAAGGCTTACGCCTTGTGGACTTTGCACGAGTTTGTGAGTCCCGTGAAACTCTTTTTGTAGAATCAGTCATTCTCTTACTCCTTAACATACTTAGCGTATTCTTCGAGCGGAACATTCAACCGCTTTGCAATCGCTATCTGCGACGGAGTCAGCTTGACTGTTCTGCGCCCCTTAGTTGACTTCGACCGTGAGGCCGTGGACTCAGCAGAAGCGACTCTGGGTCCTGTATCGTTTTGAGAAGGAGAACCAAACTTATGTGGAAACTCTTTTCTAATGCGATTGTCAAGTTCAGTATAGTACTCATCGGACTGCGGGTCAAACCCCTCATCCTCAATTAATTGCCTGTGTAATCCAAAAGCAGCGTATGTCATAGGTTGATCAGAGCCAAACCAGTCGTTTTTTTCTGCCCATGCTTCGGCTTTTGGGTCTGGTTGTTGTGGTTGTTGAGCCTGCTTTGGCTGTTGAGCCTGTGGTTCTTCTGCTGGTTGTTGTGCTTTTTGCTCTTGTTTTCGCTTTGCTTGTTCCAGTTGAGCTTGGTCCAAAGCAAGTTTACTTAGATTTTTTTGCGCCTCAAACATAGCCTCAGAGTCGCCATCATCATACGCTTTCTGATATGCCTGTTTTGCTGCTTCTATCTGAGAATCAACTCGTGTGCCAAACTCACTTGTGTAAGATTGATCTAAGGAACTCAATCTTTGTTTAAGCTCATCATTCTGTTTCTTTACCGCTTCTGCAAATTCAACAGCAGCTAACCGTTGAGCTTCTTCGTCTCTATACTTTTTTGTTAGTTTGCTAATTCTTTGCTGAACATTCTTAGAATACTCTTGAAGCTCTCCTTCGTTTGAAGCTTCTTGTTTATCCTGTTCTTGTTCCGGCTGTTCAGAGGTTTCTTCAGAAACTTTTACTTCCGTTTCTTGCTCCTGCTCTTCGGCTTCCTCAACAATAATTTCTTTTTCTTCAGCTTCTTGCTGTAATGCGTCGGTGGACATTATGCCGCTCCATACGTTTTGATATCGTCAGGATCAACGATGGTTGCAATGACTTCATCGTCATTGATAATTCTCACTTCGCCGCCCTCAATCTGGAATCGAGAACCAGCGTAGCGTCCAATACACACCCAATCACCTTCTTTACACCACGCCTCACCGCCAAACTTATCATGATCTTGATAAGCCAAAGGACCTATCTTAACCACATAAGCAACTACGGTTGCGCGTGACTCACGCTCTCTTGTTTGATCGGGAACATATACCCCAGAGTCAGTTTTATTACGACCCATGTACGGCATGACAAGTAATCGCCATCCGGTAGGCTGTGGTATTCTTTCTGTCAGGGTTTTTTTCTTTGCTTCTTTCTCGGCTTTTTCTTTTGCCTGTCGTTGAGCAAGAACATAGTCAGGTACTATCAGCGTCATTGATATACTTCGCCTTTTCTAGCAGGGCCTTCATTTCATCAAGAGCGAAGGTGACACCCTGTATTTCACCAACTCTTGCGCGGTAGTCTTCAATATCTGTTATACTACCGCTGGTTATAGAGACACTAATGTCTTGTATGCGATTATTCAAGACCTTTTGATATTTGTTTATAAATTCGTATATGTCCACTTTTAAAACCAATATGTACGTTTAATCGTAACAAAAACAGGGGCAGAGAAATTTTTAACTAGCCGATCCCAACCCAATCTCTGCCCTTTTTATGTTGTTAAGCTGAATGGAATTTTATATGTTAACTTAGGTCCGCCATCTTCTACACCAAATTGTAACTTATTCCCGCTCTCCGTTTCGTATAAAGTCCCGTCTTCAAGAAGATTATTTAAATTTAAGACATCCCCTTGCTGTATAATGTCAAAAACATTTGGAAGAAGGTCACTTGCGTCGGCAACAAGGTTGGGGTTATCTCTTAATCCGCCTTGTTGCTGACTGTTTTCTATGCTCCCGTCAAATGTCAAAGATTCTTGCTTTTGTGTTGGTATTGTTGTTGATAGTGGTCTTTTTATTGCCGATTCATTTTCAAATCGACCACCTGACACTGTTTGACTTAATTCACTTAATTCAGGACCTCGTGCCTGAGTTCGTGTTTGTGCTGCCAATTCTTCGGCGGGGCTTAATTTACTTGTAATAAAATCTTTGGCTCTACCAAAAGCTTCGGGAATATTGACTCCACCAGTCAACAAACTAAACGGGCCGCTTTTTAAATCTGGATTTACCTGTGGGTCTAGTTGTGGGTCGTAGCCTGAAGAACCCATCGGAGCATAACCTATGTTATCTCCAGGAATCATGGATAGTGGTGCACCTAAACCAGCAGCAGTGCCCGCAAGTCTAGCTGCCATTTCTGAAGTAGACATAGGAGTGACCTGCTCTCGAACCTCGCCCTGTGCGGTCATCTCACCTTCAGAGTCTCCAAACAAGCTTCCAAAACCTCTGCGTTGTTCTGCTGCCGACAGGCGGTTAAAATTTTCGTATCTGCGAAAACCTGCGTCAAGTATTTGTTGAGCCTGTGCTTTTTGAAGAGGATTATTTACATCAAAAAAAGACATGTCTTTTTTATTAAATATAGAAGAAAAAATCCCGCCCTCGTTAGTGTCTCCAAACGGATTGGAAAGATTACGACCTGTGGCGTTTAAATAATTTTGATATCTTTCTGAATTACGAGGATCTGTTCGGATATTGTAGTCCTCTTGACTCTCACCACCAGAACCAGCACCGCCGACAAAAACATTACCGCCGCCGAAATCTACATCGGGGCGGTTATCTTCTCTAGCCGCGTCGGCTTGGCGGTCTTGCTGACCTCGATCCCCGCCAGTGTAGTCCTGTCTACCCATTATCTCAACTTCGTTGCTCTAGGGTTACCCATGTATGCTCGGCCCATGCCACGGACAAAAGCACCGTCAGCGGCCTTAATAACTTTTTCGTCATCACCACGACGCGTTAACTTTTTGCCTTTGCCTAGCATTACATTGGGATCCACTTCCTCCATCATAGGAACTTTTGGAGCGAAACGAGTCCCACCTTTTTTAGGAATATGTTTGCGCGCACCGCTTGGAGTTTCACCTTCAATTTTTGCTTTAGCTTTAGCTTTGCTCATGATAATAGAACCTTTATCTACTTTGCGACGACCTTTTTCAACCAGCTTTTTTGCTTGATCGTATGGAATACCGAGGTCATCAGCAAATTGTTTAATCCGTGTCATGTCTCTATCCTACACTATTTTTTTCTAGTCAACCAGCTTTACAATATACTCTTTGCCATCAATGCCCGTAGCTACCTCTACTTCGCGCTTCTCACAAGAGTAACGAGTATCTTTTTTGTCCTTCCAACCATTCCGTTCTATCTGACGTTTCATTCTTAAACAATCAGACATGCTCATCGGTCCAGTGTGTTCTATAACGCCACCACTTAAATACAGCAACAATGTCATTGTTTTAATTATCACCGTTTCTAAGCTTCTCTAGGTTTTCTTCCAAACTTGTAATGCGACGCTCGTAAAAATCTAATGTTAACTTCTGCTGTTGATCAAAAGGAGCCTTACCGCTTTCTATATCTGTTTGCAATTTTTCCAACTCACCAGCCAAATGCTCTATTAGCATGTATTGTTCTGAATCAGCCGGGAGGCTCCCCATCTCTCCCCTCGGCCACTTTATTCTGAACTCTGTATTATGCTTAACATTAGACTCCATCATTGTGATGTTTGTTTCTATCTGATTAAGACGTTCTATGATCCCAAAATATGCCCATGTGGCAAGGGATGCCGCTGCAACCATGCTTATGATGTTTCGTAAAGGTAGTGCTACCTCTGTATTTTCATTTAACTTTGCAGGCATTAATTACACACTTCTTTTCCAGCACAGTCTTTAGGAAAGCATTGGATGTTCATCTTAAAATACTCGTTGTCATAGTTTGCCTTCCACATGTCTTTTTGTAACAAACTGTAACATTGGTCTTGAGTAAAAGATTGTTGCAAAACTATTTGATTGCCAACATAAACCCATTCGGCACCCGTGTGTCCCCACATCGAAATGACAAGGACAAACTCTTTCATTTTTCTGAGTTCAGCCAGACTGCCAGACTGCCTGTCATGGCCCCCGTGACCACCGATATCAGCGAAGCCTGCTGTGTTGTTAAATCCGGCTGCGAAAGTGCCCACTCAATACAGCGTATGTAAACGCCTGTCATGCACAGCATCATGAAACGTGGTAGTATTTTTAGCTCTAACAGCTTCCTTGCTACTTCTTCCGCACTCATCAGAAAACACCTTTAACTATTACTTCTTTCTAAATTTATCTACGCCCTTGATTCCTAGTGCCGCTGATATTGTAAGGAAAACTAGGTATGTATACCACTCAGGAAGCTCGTTCAAACGGTCAAAACCATTTTTAACAATCTGTTCCATTCCTGGAATGAAGACTAAAATTAAGGGAATTAGTATAATTACCGTGACTATTTCATCCTTGATGGACGATTTTGTAGACTCAGCCATAATCAATTCCCACTTGGAATCGTGAGTGGCTGCGGTTTTCATTATCTCCGCTTTCGCTTCCGCCTCAGTTTGCGCAAGAGTTGCCTTCGCCTTTTGCTTGGAAACTTGCCCCTCAACAAAAGATCCAGCCAATGAAGCAATGGGTCCAATAAGAGCCTGAAACATATCACATTCTACCCCTAAAAATATTACCGAACATTGCACCTAGCCCATTAAGAGCTAATGGTGATGCGGGTTGCGATGTCGACATCTGTCCAAAATTACCGAATGGGACAGGTTGACGGTTAGAGAAACCGGGAAACCCACCAAAGCCTCCCGAACCAGGAAACCTCCCACCACCGAATATTGACGGGGTAGGCATTGTTGAAATAGGAACTCTGTTGTCAAAACCACCTTCTATCTGTCCTAGACCAGGTGGAACGCCTGGTTCCGCACTGAAACCCGGTTGTGCTGAACCATCAGCGGGACCCGGAGTTGCTGGCACCGAACCACCAATAGAAGGTTGAGAAACTTGCCTAGCCTGTTCTTCCAACAGTTTGATCCTCTCCAGACTTTGATTTAACTGTTGATTCGTCGTGTCAAACGCCGATTGTAGTTGAGTGAGTAAACCTGCTATGCCAGCCATTATTGCCTCTTCAAGTTAGCTTGTGTGTCTATTCTATACACGTTTACTAAGTTACGGTCTTCAGCAATCTGCTGCTGCAAGTTCTGCCGCTGCTTTGCTAAATCGTATGATTGCATCAGTTTAGCCTGATCAATCTGGAAGTCCATCGCATCGTTCATCGCCTTGCGTTGAATCTCTTGCGTATCGTTCTCCAGTTCCTGCTGACGGATAGCAACAAGCGGGTCTGGCTGCTGTGGTGGTGTAAGAAGCGGAGCTAACTGTTCTGTCGTATCCGCAATCTGCTGTGCAACCGCAGCTTCAAGAGCAGCGGGGTCAATCTGTGGTATCATCTCGCCACGGGCCTGTGCTTCCTGAACCACGCCGTTGAACATCTCCTGTACCAAATCACGAGCATGCATAGCCACATGCTGCTGAACGTGAGACTGCAACATCATAAAGGCTTGCGGGTTAGAAGCAGTGGCTGGCTGTTGCAACATAGCAGCATGAACACGGATGTGTGCAATGTGATCCTGCTCTGGAAACGCCTGAATCATCTGACCAGACAACACGTTTGCATTTTCCATGCCGGGGTCCATCGGGGCCGGAGGTTGTGGTGGCGGCAGAATGTTATCAATGTTTTTGATATCCAATGCATCATACATACGCCGATAGGCTTCATACATATTGTGCATCTGCGGTGCAGCTTGCGCCAACTGAAGCTGTGTCTGTGCCAGCGACAGTCTCTGCGCCATAGAAAAGATCGACGGGTCGGATACTGGGAGAACGTCTACCCGCCCGTCGAAATCCTGCGCCATAATAGTGGGCGGAATATTTGGCCCAATTGCATAAGGATATGGCACGGGATTAAGGGAGAAGATTTCAGAAAGTAACCTAAACTCGTTTTTCTGTGCGTAATGCAGACGCTTGTGAATGCTGCTGATTACTTTTGAACCCTGCTCGATGAGAGCCACTGTTGTACCAACTGGAGCTTGCGAATTAACGTCAGCGACCTTTGAGTCTGCCACTTGTGCAAATCTTCTGCCAGAGTCAACAACAACTCCCAGAAGTTGGGCAAGCGTTCCAGATGGTTCTTTGTAAGGCAAAGGAATAATGGCGTTACGAATATCCCCACCAGGAGCGTCAAGATCGCGGAACTCACCAGGATTAACAGGCTCATCATCATTGCGAATGCGAACACCACGAGCCTTGAAACCACCCGGTAAATTTGAGAGAGTCCCCGCATCAATAAGCTGACGTAGTATTGAAGTTGCTGCACGAGACAGCCCTCCTATCATATGAAGTAGGCCAAAGCCATAAAAACCAAAACCAGGCAAAAACTTATAATGAACAAAGAACTGACGCTTCCGACGGAGAATGTCCGTCTCACGCCAGTTACGAACGACTGACAGAATCTGTCCAGATCCCTCATCCATTGTAACGATGTAAGGTAACTTAATCCCTGTTGCCTCACCCATCTGGTCCATATCCTCAAATCCCTCAAGGTCCAAGTCCACATGGACTTCATGTACCGTGTACATTTCATCAGAGTAACCCGGACGGAGACCCTGAATATCATCAGACTTACCGCGTATTGTTGAATCTGCCTCCTCGTCCTCAGAAGCTGAGAGTGATACGTCACGATATATACCTCCTACTTGTAGCTTTCGGATATCGTTCTCGCTCATGCGAACAACGTGAGTGTACCGCTCCGCTGTCTGTAAATCAGTCGCGCTGTACGGTACAATCAAATCTTCGGCAGGCACAAACTTCGACACAGCCCTCTGGCGGACAGGGTCAAAATAAACCTTCTTGAACGTAGAACCCGTAATCGGTAAATAGAAAAGCATCTGATCTGTGTCCAGATCATACTCCTCCATAACCTCAGTAATTTGATAATTCATAAAATCCTTGACCCGCTGGGCCTGATCTTCAACCTCCTTGGTCTGCTGACCAACTATCTGTGTCTTTACAGGACCACCCGGCGGGAGCATTTCCTTGTACGCCTGTGCCTGAAACTGAGTTACAGCCTCCGACAACAACGGATGTGTTACACCAGACGCACCCATGAACGGCTCATTCCGCTCTTCATAATTAATGCCCAACAGCGTTAAACCCCTGGCAATCGCCTCCTCCCACTCCTCACGAGAAGACTTGTCTTCATCAATCTTGCCACTAAGGTTCGAGGACAAAGATCCAAGGATCGAGTCGTCTAGTACTTCAGCCAAGTTCGCATTGTGATTGTAAACTTCTGCCTCAACCTCAACCATCTCTTCATTACCTGCAAGCATGATGCCCTCTGGTAAATCATCGATTAACGGAAGTTGGACCTCGGTCATTTGTTCTTCTGCTGTCATGCCTGGGCCGCCTGGACCCATAGCCATTTCTACTGCTGTTGGTGGTAGTGCCATTAAAATGTTCCTTTAAATGTGCCGCCACGAGCTTTCATTACTGCGCCACCATTTTTGCGTTTTTTAAACGGAGGAAGCTCTCCTTGGATGGCTCTTATGAAAGAAGCTATCTTATCCTGCTTTTTAAACACTCTAGGAGGTTTCTTTTGAAAACCTTTAGCTATTTCTTTTCTTGATTTAAAGGGCTTTGCCATCAGTAATACTCCCGCTTCCTTGGAACGTAATCGTCTTCAAACTCTTCGCCGTCAAGCCTGACAAAGCCGCCTTGGCGAAAGCGCATCAATGCCATAGTCATGCTATCACAAAAGTCATCATGGTCGCCATTAGGAAATGATGCAACCTCTTCAATGACCTCATCAGCAAATTTCTCCCCAGAAGGATACCACACTTTACCAGATTCAAAAATAGGCGAAACAATATGCATACGAGCAGTCTTATCAAGACCACCACCCCTCCGACGACCGGGGCTAAACGTGGCAACAGGAAGATTCAGTAACCTCATCTCATCTGCCAAAGACTGACCCGAAGCCTTCGCCTCAATCAACATCAACTCCGGGTCCCAATACTCAAACTCCTCCTTCGCTATCGTCTTTAACTCCGGAAAATTCCACCTACCCTTCTTCGCATCCAGTAAAATAAGATGCTCCTCACCCGTGCGGTACGGCCTAAATACCCCCCACGTCGTAATCGCAGAGTAATCCGCCGTCTCTTTCTTGCTATAAGCCGTGTCATACGACTGAATAATGTAATCAAGCTCCGGAATGTCGTCCTCTTCCCACTCTTTCCACCACTCGCGCTTGACCATCGCAGTTTCTTCGGACGTAGGATTCTGTTGCCACTGCGCATTCCATTTGCCCACGGACAGCGAAGCTTTGACCTTGAGAAGTTCGTCCTTTTTCCAAAATTCAGGCCATAATGGTTCCCCCGACGGCATAATTGCAGGAAATTCCACGATTTCCCACTGGTCAGCCATGATATCCTTGGCCTGCGCCGACAGTAACCTGCCCGTAATGTCCTTCTTTGACCACCTAGTCTGCACAATAATGATACTACCACCCGGTTGTAGCCTCTGCCGGGGGCCAGATGTGTACCATTCATAGGCATTATCATATGCAGTCGTGGATAAAGCATCTTGTTCCGAGTGCGGGTCATCAATAATCAACAAATCCGCACCTCGGCCCGTCATCGCCGCTCCAACACCCGCCGCAAAATACTCTCCGCCCACGCTGGTCTCCCACCGACCTGCGGCCTGGCTGTCCTGTTTTAGGTCCGTGTCAGGAAAAATCTCCCGATACACAGGATCTGCTATCAAATCTCTGACTTTTCTGCCAAATCTCACGGCAAGCTCTGTATTCATCGTCGCTTGAATGATTTTTAACCTAGGATTTCGGCCCAAGAACCAGCTAGGCATGAGATAAGATGCAAATTCTGACTTAGAATGCCGGGGTGGCATGTTCACAATCAACCTTTTTAGGTCACCCTTGGCGATTCGCTCTAACTTTTCCGCAATGATTCTATGATGGGTCCCCTCTATGAAGTTTTCATAGACGTGGTGAACGTAGGGCATAAACTCTTCTTGTGCCTTGTCGCGCAGGTCTAGACGTTTTGCATGCTCCTCAAGCAGATAAATCTCTTTGAGCACGTCATCGGGCAGTAATTCTAGGCTGGCGGTGTTCTCCATACCCGAACGATAATATATGCCAATGAATTTATCAACCCAACGACACGACACGACTGTACTGCTGACTGTCCCCCAAATATTAGGGGGGCGGGGGGTGCTTGGAACAAAACGTGAACAAATAATTGTGCAAGTAACCCTGAGACCGTCCCATAGTTTTCCACAATGTGGAAAGGCCATGAGTAATAATCTTTGACTGCATGAGATATTTGTATAATCTTGTAGATATAACGACATTAAAAAACAGGAGAATCAAAAATGTCAGTAGCAATCAAAAAGCCCGGTCGCCCAATGACCAACGTGGCAAATTTACAGGCTAAACATAACAGTCTGTTGACTGCTGAGAAGAAAGCTATCGAAGCCCGTAAAGACTTTGAAGCTCAAATTCGCAACGGTGAGTTTTCAGAAGCTTTTATTTTGGAACCCGCCCCCCTCAGAATGTTTGTCCCTGCCCCAAAATGGCAGGCTAAGGTCGGGCCGGAATGGATTAAGGAAAATGAAGTTCCGCAAAACAGACAGGCGATTATCAAACATCGCTAAACACCAACACCAACAGGGGGGCTTCGGCCCCCCAGAAAGGCAACACAATGAAGTTAGAAGCAAAAAACCAGAAGCAGGCCAATTTGTTTATAAAATGGATTTGTCTTAACGAGTGTAACTTTTGGGGTAACGATGAGGCTGTAATTGCACACAAGCGCATTCTGCGTAGTTGTCGTCAATCGGTTGCCAAGGCAATGGGAATGAAGCCTACAGAAGTCTCTAGTGAGGCTTTAGATTTATATCAGGGTAATGAAGAGCTAACTAAAAGGATGGGGCGTTAAAATGGATAGTTTTACCTGCGATAAGCTGATTGAAATCCTTAAAGGGATTAAAGAAACGAACCACACTATGGGGATGGACAACCCATATGAAAATCCTGATTTCGGAAAGAACTGGTATTATCCAGCCGAAAAGCAACACTACAAGCTGATTGATGCGTTTGTGAAAACAATCAAAGACCAAACAGATATCAGTGAATCAGATTTTAAATAAGGAGAAATTCTAATGCCATTAAATTGGAATGCAGAGTCGGTAAAAGACTGGGATGATCTGCCCGACTATAAATATCAAGTCATCGACCACACTATGAATATTGGCCTAGGTCAGATTAGAAAAGACAATGTCGACAGGTGGTGTGATAGAGCACGGTTCATGCGCTTGGTTCACGGTCCTATGCTCTGGATTGATAAAGAGTATAGGGACGATGATAAAGACTATCATCCCCTTGAAGACCGAGAGTTTATCGGCAAGCTTGTCGGCCTTCGGACCAATGCCAGCAACGTGCCACAAGCAGAATGGTTAAAGAACATGTTTGATGGCAAGGTCTCAGACTGGGCATGGCAACGGAGAGACGAATGTTCTGGGGAATAATGTCAGTGATATTCGGAGCAGCAGGGGCAACCCTGCTGTTCACCGGAGCGGACCTCTGGGGACGTGATCAGTTTCCGCTATTGGCTATAGAGTTCATAGTCATGGGGTCGGTTGTCATAGCAACAGGAATCGCATTCGCAATCAAAGCAGGGAAATGGTAA